TTTATATGCGTTTCTATACGGCACCTTGGAACCCTTACCTGCGAAAACTTCAACATTCTGCAACCTTGTTCCTTCAACAAAGTGGAACATTTCACCTGTTGCAAGATCCATTACATCATAGTTTTTGGCCTTTGCTCCAACGCTTTTGCCAATTACTATGTCAGGCAATTCCATTTTATCACTTTTTTTAGAATTTTCAACACTTTTGTTCGATTTTTTAGAACTTTTTGCAAGCCTTGCTTCTTCCAATTTGGCAATCCTGGGTTCAACTTCCTGTGCCAATGCGCTGTCTTTATAATTCCAAAGCTGATTATATTGCCGCTTGAAATCGGCATAGTCTTTGGCCTTGATAGGAACAACTTCATCACTATACTGATCCAGTTCTTCAACAGGAATTCCAAGCTTGTCTGCAATGCGCTTTTTTTGTTCGTCAGACATCTTTGAAGTGTCACCAAGTATCTTGGTTTCATCTGCATCCAAAGCCCATCTTGCGTCAGTTCTTGACCTGCAACGGCAATTGATGACTTCAGCAGCACTGCCTGAAGGGTCACCGGGGAACATCAGGCCATTGGAATACTTTTCTTCCAACTCTTTGATTTCCCCATCAACCTTGACATGTGAAGGCCGGGTCTTGCTGTCCAGTGCAGCATCCCACATCTTCACAACATCAGCGCCACGGTCTTTGGCTTTAAGCTGTGCATTGTGTGCCGCTGTTTCAGTGATTCTGTGTCCTTCAGTCCGGGCAATTCTCATTGCCTTGTTCTTCTCAATGCCTGTGACAGCCTGAACATTCCTGGCAACATCCTTGAACAAAGAACCCGTTGAAAATCCCCGGCTTATTTCCCCGGCAATCTTCTTCTGTAGGTCTTTTATATCAAAGGCATTATACAGGCTTGTTGTCAGCTTGGTTTCATGCTGAATTGCTGCAACTATTTCTTCCTGATTGATAGGGAAGACAAGGGGAACACCCTGGCTTTGCATGGAATACATGGTGCCAAGGAATCCTTCTTCATAGCACTTTGTGAGATAAGCGGAAACAGTGTCAAATTCATTGGTCTGAAGATTCAGCAGAATGCCTTCAATTTGCTTTTTCAGGGCTTTTTGATATTCCACCTGATAGATGACATGCTGCATGTCTGCATCGGCTCTGCCCATCAAACTTGCAATTTTGCTGTTGATTTCTTCAAGCGCATCACTGTAATTGGATTCAAGCTGTTTCAGAACAGCCTTTTCATTATTAAGCTGAGCTTGCATTATCTCTTTGTCATATTTCTTCAAATGACATCACCGCCAACAGGGTCGACATGACTTTCATCAAGCACAGTCTGTGCATCGGTCACATCGGTCAGTGCTTCATCAGGATCAGGCAGCTTATCCTTTATGTCATCATAGTCAATGTCAAGCTGTTCACAGATAAGCTGCATCAGGGTTTCATTGTCCAGATATGTTGCAATGTTCAGAAGCGTTGTGATTTCTGCCTGTTTGCGCTGTGCATCGGTCAGCTTGTTCTGTGCGTCTTCCTGTTCATTCACAGGAATGTCCCTTTCAAAGTTGAAATAAACATCCTTCTGCTGATAGTCGGTGCCTTCCTGGTCATTGATTTCAGCAAGCACAACCTTCAGAAGCTTCCGCATGAACTGCTTCAGACGGATTTCAAGCTTGTTTGCCTTCAGATCCAGAAGGGAATATGCGGACTTGATTGCCAGGTTGGTTGTGGCATTGGTGTCCTTCAAGCCAGATGTGTTTAGAGCGAATCCAAAACGATAAATGTTCTTTTCATCCAGTTCAAGCTTGGTCTTTCGTGCTTCAGCAGGAATGTCAATGGTTTTGATGTCAATGTCACCATCTTCATCAACGCCAATATGCTTCTTTGCCTTGATGTTCATCATCAGTTCATCAAGGTTGTCACCCTGGAACCCCTTAACCACATACAGTGATTCATTGGTGTCCTGAATATTGTTGGACAGGCCACAACTCATCAGGTCATAGTCATCAATCAGATCCTTGATGGCTTTCAGGCCGCTGAACTGTTTCTTGCAGTTGTCAAGCCGGAAGAAGGGAATAAAACCAAGGACATCATAATACAGTTCACCATCATCTTTGGTGTATATCACATGCGGCCTGGGATTGATTTCTTCATCTTCATCCTTCTGAATTTCGCCTTCATTCGTCTGTTTATAGAAGGCCGTATTGTGTTTATTCCAGTCTTGGATTCTCTTGATAGTTTTGCCATCAGCATCAATCCTGTCTATGTACCAATAAAGGACATGGTCTTCATTGTCACTGGCAAACCTTGCTTCAACTTCAATGACACCTATGCTGTCAGCGCACTGAAAGGCCGTTCTGCCCTCTGCGTTCTTATAGGCATACATGTATTCAAAGCCCTTGGAAACGCAGCCTGTCAGGGTTTCATACAGTTCAGCAAGGAAATCTTCATCATCATTGAAATATGCGTCAAGATGTGTCTGAAGCTCCGGGTTATCAGACTTGACAAAGCAATCACCGGAAAGCAAATACTGAACCACCTGATCCACATTTTCAGTAAAAAAGGGATGGGAAATCTTGATGTTGGATTTATTTTTGTCTTCCTGAAGATTGCCATCACCATCAATATAGAAGATTCTGTAATTCTTGATGTCATGGTCAGCTTCATAATAACGCAAGCCCACCCTGGCATGTTTCTTCTTGATGCTTGCTGCGTCATTGTCAATGAATGACTTTATTTCTTGTATAGTCAGCATTTAATCACCTGCCATATAATTATTCTTATGTCAGCCACTTCTTCATCTTTCGCCATCCCTCAATTGAATAACGAAGTGCAGCCATGGCATCATCCTGAAATGGGACAGGTTCATCAAGATATTCCCCTGTCTTTTCATCCTTCTTCCACTTCCACTGCTGAAGCTCTTTGATGGTGTTCACACAGGAAGGATGGATATATATCTTTCTTTGCTTCAGCCAGTCAATCTGTGCTTTCACAGAACCTGCTGAACCGCCTTTGTCAACACCCCTTGCCCTGAATCCGGCTTTCTGCCACATCTTGATTCTGTCAGGCTCTGCTGAATCGCACCACATCTGCTTCTTCAGTTCAAAGCCCTTTCTAATGGCAAGCTCTATCAGTTCATTGGTGTCTTTTTCAAACTCATATAGTTCTTTCGTTATAAAAATGTCATCATCTTTATAACCAACACCAAGAATTGCGTCAGCATGGTTGAAACCAAAGTCCTGACCATGGGCAAAGTCATCATAATCAGCGGGATTCTGTGAAATCTCTTTGATTTCCCAATTGTGGAGAATCAGGCCACCGATTTCACCCCATTCACCAAGGCCATATATTCTGTAGCCTTCAGGGTCAACTATCTTTCTTCTTTCCATGCGCTGCCTGTATGCATCATCACAGAACCTATTCATCAGGTATGTGGAATGATGGCACAGAACATTGTCATCAGGAATATCAAAAAAGACCTTCTTGATCCAGTGGTTTTTATTCACCGGATTGAAGGTCAGTCTTATCTGATAGAACTGTCCAGGCGGCAATACGCCACGCAGACGGTCATCTATTATTTCCAGGTCAGCTTGCGTCAGTTCTGTTGCTTCTTCACACCAAACATCTGTCAGCTTTCCCTTTTGGAATGTGATGGACTTCAGCTTTTCACGCTGCTTTTCATCATTCATTCCACGGAAGATTATTTGATTGCCATTGGCCTTGCAGGTCAGCTTCAATGGTGACATGTTTATCTGCCAATATTGGTCAGCCTTATCACCAAACATGCGATATATAGCACCTGTCAACTCTGCAAAGGTGCTGTCACGGTTTGTTATATCTGATTTGCGAATACAGACAAGGTTTCTGCCTTTATCACCCATCAAACGCAATATGTAATTTTGGGCAGTGTCAACGCTCTTTCCAGAACCTGCACTGCCTTTCATCACAATATAGCGCTTTGTGCTTCTGTCAACTTCTTTGAAGCAGGGATTGGCTTGGACTTTTATGTTCATAGATAATCAGCCGCCATCACCATACAACTTCAATCCTTTTGTGTGTCTGATTCATAGCCAACTTCAACACCTGCGGTTCTGCCACAAGTGAAGGCAGCATCATCTTTTTCAGGGCATAGCCGCCAAAGTTCTGCCATGCAACCATACTGATAACCGTATAATGGGACATCCTGACCTTGTTGTTCTTCCGGTCAATGATAATCTTTGCAGGTTTGGTGACAGTTCCTTTGTGTGTATGACCCACAACCAGACAATCAAGGCCATCAATCACATTGCCAAAGCGTTCATTCCTGTTGACTGTGGCACCTGTGTAAATGCCGCCACCTGCACCATGCGTCACAGCAAAGGTGTATGACTGAATCGGACTGTTGTCATGGTTTCTGTGACCCAAAGACACCTTCATAAAGCACATGTTCTGCCTGTATAGGTGTTCCAAATCCAACTTTGTCATAATGTCATATGTAGGATCATCATCAGCATCCTTCAAAGACCTTGCTTCATGGTTACCTGCCACACAGCACAGGATTCTGTCTTTGATTGGTGTCAGGAATTCAACCATTCGCTTCTTCTGTTCACGGGGTCTGATTGTGTCATCCCAGGGCGAACCCACACTTGACCGGGTGTTATTGTTTATCAGGTCACCGCCCAAAATAACATAAGCATTGGGTGTCTGCTGTATCAAATTGCAGAATGATGTCCATTCCCTTTCCATGTGTTCCAACGCTCCAAAATGGACATCAGAAATGGGGAATATGCTAATTGGCTGATTAAATTCATGTGTGACCATTTCAAAATCATTCAGCATTAAACCTCACCCCTTTCATTCGTCATCACCGTAATCCACAGTTATATTCAGATCCATGTCAACTTCTTGCTGAACCTTATCTGTAAACAGACTGTAACGCTTGCCAAGAAGTTCAGCAGCCTTCAGTCTTTCCTTTTCGTCAGGCGGCTTCTCAATAACCTGGTCAGCCCCAACCATGTCCCTTGCCAGGACACTTGCCTTTGTTTCTCCACGCAGAACAGCAGTCAGATATTTCAGCACTTCATCCTGGTCAGCAATCAGCGCTGCTTCCTTCTCTGCCATCAGCTCTTGCATGTATTTTTGTCCTTCAACATGCTTCAACAACCTTTGTCCTTGACTGTAAGCTGTTTTCTTTGAATAACCTGCCCTTATAGCTGCCTGTGTAGCATTGCTATCAACAATGTATTCTCTGAAGAACAGCTTTTGTTTATCATTCAATGCCACAACAGACCATCCTTTCAATGAAATATAAAAAGCCCGACAGGGATGGAGGACAAAACCCTGTCAGGCAAAGAAACATCTTATGTATTTTTCTTTCAGTATATAATATATCACTGTCAACTAATGAAATTCTATGAAATCCACGGAAAAGTTTTCACCTATCATGCCACCAACACACAAAAAGCGCAAAGCCAAACACAAGCCCAAAGATGATGACCCAAAACACAGTTTCCGCTGATGGTGTTGTGGTGTAGAGTGAATCAGGAAGGTAAATCATTTTTGTCCCCCTTTGCTGCTTTGCAATCCCGAATAAACAAGATTACAAGGATGGTGATGCCCACCGCCATAATTGCAAGGTAAATAAGAAACTTGGCTAAAACGCTCATCTGTCATCCCTCTGCAATTCTGCCAATGCGTCATGAAATTTCGTCAAATCAGTCATTTTCTATTTCTCCTTTTACTCTGCTTTGCCATTTTTCGTGCCTTCTTTCGTTTCTTATGAATGTTGTCTTTCACCTTATCCCTGCCACGGACTTTCGTGCGTCCCACGCCAGTAATGCGGTTCGGAATGACAACTGGCATATTGTATATTTCTTTCATTGCGGCATAGTCGCTATAGGTGTACAACAGTTCAGTCATCATCTTCACCCTTTCTCATATCAACACCGCAGTTAGGCGGCTCAGGCAGGGGCATCCAGTGGGTGACATCTGTAACTGTAGCGACACCAATCGCTGTAAACGCATAAAACTTACCATTACGCCAATATGCCTGTGCAACAACGCCATCAGTAACCACATTGACATAGGTGCTATTTTTCGGTGGTTCATCCTCAACACTTATCCACTTTGGACGAAGGCTTTCGGGGTCTATGGTGGACTGTTCGTCAACAACTCTCAAAACGCTGTTGCGGTATTCCTTCATAAACTCAAACAGTACACCCTTTGCAGCCCTAAGTCCTATAACCGCCATAGTCAAAGTGCTAAGTTCTTCGGACAGCGCATCAGCATCAATCAGCCGCATTTTCTTCACCTTCCCTTTCCGCATCAGCACAATCCATATCACAGACAAAGCATTCTGTCCGCTGCATGATCCGCTTGACTTCCATGCACTTCAGCATCTTTTCACAGGCATAACACTTCAAAAATCTTTTGCATTTATCACAGTCCATTGTTTTCTCCTTCCTGGACATCAGCAATCTATGCCTTGCCTTCAAGCCATCTATGCAGACACCGGGTGCAGCTTGCACACAAATCATATTTTTCCCGCCCCGGTGTCCAAAGCTCCATGATGGTTGCATTTCCATGAAGCACCATTTCTTCACCGCATCCATCACAGACTTTCTTCATGGACATTGTCAGCCCCCCTTCATCAGTTCAGCCACTGTCTGAAGCGCCCTTCCATGTATGTAGCACACATTTCTGTATGTGAACCCCATTTCACAGGCAATCTGTTCAAGGGATTCATACAACAGATATTTCTTGGACAACACATCCAACTGATCAGGGTCTTTCACCTGGTCAATAATTGCCCTGACTTCTGCCTTGGTGTCACAGAACCTGCCTATTTCATCATTGATTTCTTTCTGAAGGTCAACAATCCTGGAAACAGCATCCCCTACCTTGTCCTGTGAACCACCGCCAAACACTGCAACCTGCTTCAGTGAAGAAGTGACCTTGAAGGCCAGTGCTTCCAAGCGGCTCAGTTCTTCCAGTTTGTTGTTGATACGCTTATCACAAAGCTGTATCTGTTCAAGATATTCTTTGGCATCATTGGCTTTTTTCTCATTCATTGGATTCACCGCCTTTCAGTCTTTTAGCTATATTCAAAAGTCGCTGAGCCATTTCGTCATGTAGCATGTCCTTATCGGTGCGCTCACAAAAGGCTTCCTTTTCTTTGCGGACTTGCTTTTCAACCATTCTTAATAAGCGGTCATCTTCTCTGTTCAAATACCGCTCACGCATCTTTGCATCACGGTTTTTCATCAGCCCTCACCGCCTTTCTATTTGGTGCCTAATGGTGTAATCTTTTACACCATCATTTTCCGAATGCCAATGTTCCCGAAAAGACTGACCGAAGCGCACTTCTTCAATGCAAGAAGTCTGACACTTTTCGCAGCACCAATAATTGTCATAGTTGCCTTTGAAGTTAAAATCCTTGTCATCTAAATACATTTTCGCTCCGCATTCCTTGCAAAGCATCAGCTTTTCAGCCATTAGATTTCCCCACATCCTTTCATTCGCCAATTCCTTGATTTGTCTTTCTTCAGGTTGATGCAATATCCACCCGCTTTGGAGCGTTCCGCAATTCTCCCGGCAACAGCTTCATCAATGTCCACCAATTCAGCAAGGGTTCTTTCGCTGCTGATGATGGTGATCAGGTTCTTGTTGTTGTACCTGTAATTGATGATTTCAAACGCTGCATTGACATCTGCTGCTGTTGGTGCTTTGGGCTTGCCATCATCACCTTTGCCGCTCTTGAATAGGTCATCAATGTAAAGCACATCTGTCTGCTTCAGTGAATCCATCAGACTTCCATATTCGTCATGCTCATTCACAACTGACTTGATTCTGGTGATTTCATCACGCCACAGCATATATCTGACTTCCTTGCCCTTCCTTATGTAATGAACAGCAATGGCAGTGCAAATGTGCGTCTTTCCGGCTCCTGACTGACCCCCAATGAAGAAGAAGTTGTGGTTGTCATCCTGGCAAAACTTCATTGCAGTTTCCTTGATGGTCTTCTGCCATGCTTCAGGGGTTTCATATTTTTCAAAGCTATAATCCTTCACAACGTTCTTCAGTCCGGATCTGTGCAGCCTTCTGATGGCGTTCCTTGCCTTGTGGCATTTACAGGTGGACACCGTTTCTGACCAATAGCCAAACTGTTCATTATAG